TTCCCGGTCGATTCGGCGGGTAAGCTCGTTTTCCTAAACGACACGGTGGAGCATGAGGGCGGCGAATATCAGGTTGTCGCGATGAGCCACCGTAACAAGGTTGTTATCCGCCCGAAGGGTCAGACTTACGGCGGCAAGTGGGTTAAGGCTGGAAGCGTGCGCGTCACGCGTCATGTTCTGGGTGTGCGCTAATGATTGGCAGGAAGCTTCGCGCTAAGAAGGTCAATGAGGGAATCGAGATGCCGCGCTATGCGCATGAGGGCGATGCTGGGCTTGACCTTCGCATTACCGAGACTGTCACGCTCGAACCGATGCAGAAGTGCGTTGTCGGCTGCGGTCTTGCCGTCGAGATTCCTAGCGGCTGCGTGGGGCTGGTGTTCCCGCGCAGCGGCCTTGCCGCAAAGCAGGGCATCACGCTTCCGAACAGCGTTGGCGTTATCGACAGCGGATATCGCGGCGAGGTCTGCGCGGCTCTCATCAATCAGAGCTACGAGACGGTTACGCTCGAAGCGGGAACGCGCGTCTGCCAGCTTGTCGTGATGCCTTACGTGCCGTGCGAGCTTGTGCCGGTCGATGAGCTGAGCGACACCGAGCGCGGCGCGGGCGGCTTCGGCAGCACTGGCGTTGAGTAGGTGGTTGGAATGCTGGCAATCATCGGTGGAAGGCAGACGGGCAAGACTACGTGCCTTATCGCAATGTCGAACGATACTGGCTATCCAATCCTGACCGCAACGCGCGGAATGGCCGAGAACATCGAGCTTATGGCGCGTAGGATGAACGTTCAGATTCCACCCGTCCTGTCGTTATCGGGCATGCCGCTAAAAGGTTCGCTCATGCGTTGCGAACGCGTGCTTGTCGATGAACTGGGGCTTGTGGCTGAGTACATTATCGGCGCTGAGGTTGTGGCTGCTTCTATTGACGGCGTGGCGCTAGTAAAGGCTCAGCCGCCGAGCACAGACCTTGCGAAGCTTGGGCTATGGGAAGCCTTCAAGCTTTGGCGCGAAGAGCGCAAGCGTGCGCGATCTGGCGGTGACGGCATGTGAGGGCAAAGGAGTATTTCGAGGGCATCCGCGCCGAGGTGGTGAAGACCGACAAGGCGCGGGAAATGCTCGAACGCATGAAGGCGCGCGAGGGCGCGAAGGCTCAGAGCTACCAGACGGGCGGCGGTGGCGGAGACGTTAGCGACCCGATGGAATCCGTATCGCAGCGCATCGACTTCGAGGGCAAGCTTAGGCAGCGCATCGCCGATGCTGAGGGCACGCTAGACGAAGCGTGCGAAGTGCTCTACGGCTCGGACGGGCGCGGCGGCTTGGCTAAGCTGAAGGGCGCGCACTACGCCGACGCAATCTGCATGTACTACTGTCAAGCCGAGACATGGGGCGAGATTGCAGAGATCATGCAGTGTTCGCAGAAGTGGTGCCGCAAGCTCTGCGAAGTTGGGTTTGAGTTCATCGACCGTGTAGGTTGGGCGCACATCAAGAACGCCTGAAAATTGGGTGTTCCCTTCAGTTCCCTACTTATGCTAAAGTTCGGTACGGTGGATTAGGTAGTAAGGCCACGGGCAATTGCGCTCGTGGCCTTTTTGTTTGGAGCGTTGGCAGAGTGGCTTATTGCGCACGGTTGCTAACCGTGTGGCGCGCTGTCGCCCGTAGGTTCGAATCCTACACGCTCCGCCATATCTCAGGGGGGGGTGCGCCATGGCTAAGGACTTCTCGCGCGCCTTCTACGCATCCGCCGACTGGGAACACGCCAGAGACGCGGCATTGACGCGTGACGCTCACCTATGCCAGCACTGCTTGCAGCAAGGAGAGATCACGCCCGCTGTCATGGTGCATCACATCATCGAGCTAACGCCAGCGAACATCAGCGACCCAAGCATTGCGACCGACCCAAGCAATCTTGTTAGCCTATGCGACAGATGCCATAAGAAGGTGCATGGCTGGATAAGGCAGGGTTCGACACGGCAAGGGCTGGCCTTCGATAGCGACGGCAATTTGATATCGCTTGGCGAGTGACACACAAACGCGACACAACACAGGGCGACCGCGAGAAAGCGGACGCAAAACCGCAGGTAAACCCGCGAGACAATCCCCCCGGTCTGCAAAACACAGGTGGTGCCTAGGGCACCAACGCCGGGAGGTAATTTCTTGCGCGTGACGGATTTTCAAAAGGGGGTGGTCTTGCGATGACGGCAAAAGTAGGCAATACTTCGAAAGTTTCGCCCGCAGTCGCGGGGAATAGCCCGCCGAAGCGGCGAGTTGCCAAGGAGAAGCGCGTAGAGAGCGAGCTTCGCAAGCTGCGCGAGATCACCAAGGGCGCAATCCCCGACGAGAAGCGAAAAACCGTCATGCCGCTTCTGGCGAACCTCGCTTTTCTGAAGGTCAAGCTTGATGATGCCCGCGCCGATCTGCTCTACGAAGACATCTTCACCGAGTATGACAACGGCGGCGGGCAAACCGGGCTGCGCGAGCACCCAGGATTCAGTGCATACAACAAGCTGTTCACTACGTTTTCGCGCGGCGTGAAGCAGCTTACCGACATGATGCCGAACGGCACCGCCGCTGCCGACGCGCTCATTGACTTCATCAATGAAACGCGGTACGGCTAGGGCGAAGTCTAAGGGCGGCTCGTGCGAGCGCGCGATACGCGAATACTTCGGCGGCATACTGAGCGGCGAGATCATAGCGTGCGAGAAGATGAAGCAGGTTGCCGCTCATGTCCTGCGCGACATGGACAACACCGACCCGCTCTATCCGTACCACTACCGCGAAGAGTTCGCGCAGAAGCACGTTCGGTTCATCGAAAGCTTCTGCCGCCTACCGTCCGGGCGCTTGGGGCACGATTTCAAGCTAGAGCTTTTCCAACGCGCCATTCTGTCTGTCGTTTTCGGCTTCGTTGATGCTGAGGGCGTGCGGCAGTACCGCGAAGTGCTCTGGATTATGGGACGCAAGAACGGCAAGACTGCGCTTGCGTCTGCGATAGAGCTTGACTTGCTCGTGAACGACGATGAGGGCGCGCCGGAGGTCTACAACGTCGCCACCGCCCACGATCAGGCGGCAAAGGGATTCAACAACGCGTGGCGTATGGTGCTCACAAGCCCCGCGCTGGCGAAGCACATAAGAAAGCGCGTGTCAGACCTTTACTGCGATCTGAACATGGGCACCATCAAGGCGCTGAGCGCCAACACGAACCACCTAGACGGTCTGGACATTTCCGGCGCTATCGTTGACGAGCTGGCCGCGATGAAGAACCGCGACCTTTACGACCTTACGATGCAGGGAACGTCCGCGCGCCGCCAGCCGCTCGTGTTGGAGATCACGACTAACGGCTTCGTGCGAAACGGCATCTTCGATGCCCAATACGAGTACGCGACCAAATGGCTTGACGGCAAGGCGACCGGTGAGAAGGCAGAGCGCTTCATAGCGTTCATCTTCGAACTTGACGAGCGCGAGGAATGGCAGGACGAAGGCGCTTGGGTCAAGGCTAACCCCGGCCTTGGCACTATCAAATCGCTTTCGGCGCTTCGCCAGAACGTGTCTAAGGCGAAGGACGATGCGACATACCTTCCCACCCTGCTAGTTAAGGACTTCAACCTCATTGAAAACCAGTCTCAGGCTTGGTTGACGTGGGCTGAGATACACAACGAAGCGACATTCGACCCCGGCGACGGAACGTTTACGTATGCCGTGCTCGGCGTTGACGCGGCGGACACGACCGACCTTACCGCAGCTTGCCTTCTCATGCAGCGGCCTAACGATCCGAACTTCTACGCGCTTCATATGGCTTGGATTCCGCTTCGCGCTTTGGAGCAAGCAGAGCGCGAGGGGCGGCGCGGAGGGCGCGACGGCGTGCCCTATGACGCGTGGATTGCGCGCGGCCTTATGCGCACGTGCGAAACGCCCATCATGGACAAGCGCGACGTTCTGGATTGGGTGGCCGAGGTTCAGGACAAGTTCGGCATCTACGCCGTCTCTTGCGGCTACGACCCGTGGCACATGCGCGACGTTCCGACCGTGGAAGCATACGAAGACTATTTCGGCGCTGACAACCTGCAAAAGGTCATTCAGGGCGCGCAAACGCTGTCAATGCCGATGAAGGAGCTTCGAGCGCTCTACAAGGAAGGGCGCATCGTGGACAACGCCAACCCGATTGCCGAATGGTGCCGCTCGAACGTCGCCATTCGAACCGACGTGAACGGAAACATTCAGCCGGACAAGAAGAACCAAGACCCGCGCAACCGCATAGACGCGTGGGCGGCTGAGTGCGACGCGTTCATTGCGATGAAGAACATTGCGGACGATTACCGCGCGATGATAGGAGGTTAGAGTTGAGCAGATCACAACCGTTTCTGCGCTCGCTCTTCGATGCGGTGTTCCACCGTCCGCAGATGCAAGCGGTAAACGGCTATTTCTCCACGTTCACGGCCTATGCCCCGTCGTTCACGACATGGCAGGGCGGGCTTTACGAAGCAGAGCTTACGCGAAGCATCATCGAGAGCGGCGCAGACCACGCAAGCAAGCTGAAACCGGAGGTTTCCGGCTCTGCTCAGCCTGTCGCCGCGCGTGCTCTCAGGCAGCAGCCTAACCCGTGGATGACCACGCCGCAGTTCATCAAGCGCATTTGGACGATTCTTCAGGTCAACGACACGGCGCTTATCGTTCCTATCGACGCTGGCGACGGCATTACGATTACCGGGTACTATCCCGTGCTGCCGAGCCAGTGCGAAGCATACGACGTTGACGGCGAGCTTTGGCTAAAGCTCACGTTCCCGACAGGCGACAGCGTGCTTGTCGAGTGGTCGCGCGTCGGCGTGATGACGCGCCACCAGTACCAAAGCGATTTGTTCGGCGACGGCACGAACGTTCTTCAGCCGACGCTAGAGCTTATGCACGCTCAGAACGAAGCTGAGCAGTCGGCTATCAATCAGGGCGCGGCAATCCGCTTCATCGGCAAGCTGAGCCAGAACCGAAACGAAGGCGACCAAGAGCGGGCGCGAAAGGCGTTCAACGCTCAGCTTTCCGCCGACAACGCGGGCGGAATCGCGGTCTATGACAAGCTGTTTTCTGACGTTGAGCAGATCACGCCGACAAGCTACACGGTCGATGCGGCGCAGATGGAGCGAATCGAGAAGAGCGCTTACCGCTTCTTCGGCTCCAATGAGGATATCGTCACGAACTGCGCGGACGAAGACACCTTCAACAGCTACTACGAAGGCCGCATCGAGCCGTTCGCTGTTCAGCTCGGCTTCGTTATCACGTCCATGACGTACACGGCAAACGAGATAGCGCAAGGAAACTCAATCATGTTCAGCGCGAACCGCCTAGAGTTCGCCAGCAACACAACGAAGCTTAACGTTTCCGTCGCGCTGTTCGACCGTGGCATCTGGAACGGCAATCAGGTAGCCGATGTGTTCCAGTCCCCGCACTACGAGGGCGGAGAACGCCACGTTATACGCGGCGAGTATATCGACCTTGCACTCATCAGCGAGCACACGGCGGAACAGGCGGCGCAAGCCGCAGAGACGAACGCGAACATAGCCGCAATCGACGCGAGCAGCGGCTACGGCGACAAGAAGGAGGTAGACGATGCCAGCGAAACCGAGTGAGCGGCAATACCGTTCCCTTGCCGTGCCGCTCAACGTGCGGGCGGCTGACGGCGCAACCAAGAAGCGCTTTGACACGGAATACTATGTTGAGGGCTACGCTTCGACATTCAACGACCCATACGTTCTGTTCGAGGATTTCGATGGAACAAAGTACATCGAGGTTATCAGCCCCGATGCCTTCCGCGAAGCGGACATGAGCGACGTTATCCTTCAGTTCGACCATGCGGGCAGGGTGTACGCCCGCATGAGCAACGGGACGCTCATTGTGGAGCCGGACGAGCACGGGCTTTTCATCGCCGCCGACCTGTCGCGCTCTCAGGGCGCGCGCGATCTCTTCGAAGAGATAAAGGCCGGTCTTATCACGCGCATGTCATGGGCTTTCACGGTAGCGGCAGACGAATACGACCGCGAGACGCATACCACGACCATTACGCGCGTCAAAAAGGTTTTCGACGTGTCCGCCGTCAGCCTTCCGGCTGACCCGAACACCGAGATATCAGCAAGAAACCTGCTCAACGGAGCGATTGAGCAGTCGCGCAAGGAGCTTGCGCGCCGTAAGAGTGCCCTTGCCGTTGCGAGGGCGACACTGGCAATCGCCAAGAGCAGAAAGGTTTAGAACAATGGACGAGATGACTATGGATGACCTGCTTAACGAGCTTCAGGGTCTTGTCGATAAGTACAAGGCCGATGACGGCACCGACACCGAGCCGACCGAGCAGGACGCAGAGCGCATGAGCGCG